ATATTACTATATTCGGTATTATTGAAATGATTAAACAATACTTCGCCCAATTCTTTGTCATCGGTCACATAATATTTTTTATTCTATCCAACCATACCCAAATCCATTACGAGTTTGAATATATTTTCCGTATGCTTCTAACTTTTTCCGAAGTCTTGATATTGTTACATCAATCGTTCTTAACGATACTATTGTACCCCAAACAGGGGCTAATAACTCTTTTCTACTGAAAATTTTATTTTTATGTTCTAAAAAGAATTGTAATAACAGAAATTCATGTTTCGTCAAATCTACTAATTTATTCTCAATTAAACAAATTTTTTTATCAGTATCAAGAGTTAAATCTTTAAACGTCATTTTGTTCATTATTTTTAAATATCAGAATACTTTTATTCACTAAAAACTCAAAATTTTATGTCAACAAATATTTGCTGTAAGTATTCTTATAGGTATTATGAAAAAACAGCATGTTTAGTGGAGATGTCGGGATTAATTACCATAGACCCATTTATACCCGCCAAATTGTGCAATTTTATTTTTACAACATTCTAATATATGATTACTAGCGGAATGTTTAGACTTGCTTATTCCGTGTTCAACACACCATTCAGCAGCTTCTAAACTACCAAAGAAATGTTGGATATAATTTTCTGCGAGATCAAACTATTCTATTCTTTTACTATCACTTCTTCTTGGTTTTATACCTTTAGATTTTAATACTTTATTAATAGTTTCTACAGTAGCACCAGTTTTCTGAGAAATTTTATTAGAAGTATATCCTAAATTATATAAATCTACAAATTCTTGATAATCATATAATATGGAACCATCTCCTCCTTTGGTAGCATTATATCCTTTAGAACCATGCGTCCCTAACTCATTAATCCAATATATTTCTTTCTCAGATAATAAATTTTCATCCTCTACCTATTCTAACTCCTCTATTATAAAGTTTTCTATTCCGTATTTATTCATAGCGTCATATAGAGGACGTTTTTCTCCGTTTCTTTTTCTACTATCTTTACAATGTTCTTTAAACCTTTCATTTATAGACTATGTAGTTTTCCCTACATATCTTTTGTTATTGATAATATTAGTAATACAATAAATATATGCCATGTTTTAGGATTTTGTGATTTATTAAGCATTTGGCTTTATCCAGAGTTCACCACGTGGAGGTAGCTTAATATGAACTCCTGGAGATGTCGGGAGTCGAACCCGAGTCTCACTCAACTTCTTATAATAAGATTACATATATCCCTATTTTTAATGTAGCTGGGTTCTACTATTTACTTATGATAAACAACAATAAAATTATCCTTGCACCTTTCTGTTTCCAAGCAAGTGCTGCTCATCAGACTTGACTATTAGGCAGCCATTCTGTAGGAAGTTGTGTTAACTTCGCCGATTGATTTGTTTTGCATTTTTAAAGAGAATGCACTCTATATGTCTTATTATCTTCCATCGCTGATCTATTCCAAACATCCCCGAATCAGAACACAGATTCAATAACACTTCAAACTATTAATAATATAATAAGATTTTGCTGTATGTGTTCTTTTAAAAATGGATTGAAGCGTCTATGCCTAACTCCTCCATTTATGAGACTATGTATTCTCCGTTTTCACCATTTTTATCTTGTAAAAAATAGTGCAAAAAATCAACTTAATTGAACGTAAGTTTAAGTAGACTTTTAGTAAAAGCTTCCTTATCCATTAGAAGAAACGTTAGTTAACTAACATTAGCAGATTCAAACTGCTGTTTCTTTTACTATACCATGGTTTTTAATTTATTCGTATATTGCGGATCTTCAGCATATTTAATTTTTTCTAAAAAAGCATAATAATTTCCTCCTTTGTAACGATTAGAAATACATCTTTTATAGTCTTTAACGCATTCCGTCCAATGTGAGTAAGATCTATATTTGTTGCCTTTCCTTAAACCAAACAAATTATTAGTTCGGTTATATACTTTAGATGTACCTAATCCGCTTTCTAATTTAGCTTGTGCATAAACTATATTAGCGTGAGGTATATTATGCTTCTTTAATTCTAGTTTTAAATTTGAAGCAGTTAAATCTGGTAAAGTAGATTTTACTTCAACCGAGTCTTTAACTACTTCAATTTGAACTGTGGATTCTGGGAAATTGAACCCAATTAAATAGCCAAAAATTATTCCTAACATTAGGAAAAATCCGCTTTGATATATCTCTTGTTTCATCTCTGTAAAAATATCAGAACACAGATTCAATAGCACCTCAAACTATTAATAATATAACAAGGGTTTGCTGTATGTGTTCTTATGGTTATAGAATTTGAACGAATTATCTGATATTATTCCAGATTGCAATTCCTAATACTGCTCCAAATATTAATAGTACAATTAAGACTACTGCTAATGGAATCCAGAATGGGCTTAATACCCATATCCAAGACCATGTAATTATATTACATAGTTTTAGTATTATAAATGCAATTCCTAATAAAGTTAGTAATCCTGCACATTTATCCTCCATAATTAGAAATAAATAGTTCCTATTTGATATAAATACGCTTGATGTGTGCAGACTTGTCTTAATTCTTCTGGTGCACTTTGAGGTATTGTTGATGTATAACCACGAGCATCATTCCAAGACATACCATCCCAATATCCACAAACAACGAGTTGATTTTGAATAATTCCTACTTTTATTTTAATTCCACTAATGGCGTTATTTTTTAAATAGATACCCGTTGTTATTTGTATGTTCTGTGGCTGTTGAGCTTGATGCCAACGCTCTACGTCTATAACATGCATTTGAGCTGGAGCATTTAAAATAGGATCTGTCCTCTTTACAGTATTTGGAAAAGGAATGGTATACTTCTGAGATGATACACTCTGAGATGGCACACTAGGAGACGTGTAAGTAGTGAAAAACTCACTATATTGTGCAGATGCTGTTAAGTTTACTGCTAAAAATAGTAATATAAGTAAATGTTTCATAATAATTTTCTCTTTAAAAGAGACTGGGTTATTAGCCCAATCTCTTTGGTTTTTATGCGATCTTAACTAGGTTCAGCAGCTCTTGATTCATAGCTGCTAAAAAGAGTTCTTTTTCCGTCTTAGGAGCAGAATATTCTTTTCCTAAGATAAACGAGATTACACTTCCATCATATCCAGAAAGCTGAAAGAGATTTGGATAATCTGCAAAACTTTCAAACTTAACTTCTTTATTTCCATAGAATATATTTGGAATATCCCATAGAATGATTTTGAAGTTATCAACAAAAGACGAAGAGAAATTTGCTTCTCTTAATCTTTTAATTGCTACTTTGAAGTTTGTTTGATTACTTCCATCTTGTACTGAATCATGGTGGGCTGCTTGCTGAAACTCGCCGTCACTAATGCAAAGTATTCCAGAAGGAAAATCTGATTCTGGAACTCCTTTATCTTTTAGCTCGATGAATAAATCAATGACAGATTGAAAGTTTGTATTTCCTATACAACTACATTTATCATTGAGATATTTATCTACTGGAGTTTCACCAATCCATTGATGTAATTTACACCTTTTATTAAATTCCCCAAAAGTATTTGCAAATGCACCTTTTAAGAAATAAGAAAAGTATAATGCTAATGCTTTAGCAATATTACCTGATGACATATTACATCCAATGACTTGTCCTCCCATTGATCCAGAAGTATCTCTAACAACAAGTAAAGAAGATTGAGTTGATTCTTCAAGTAATTGTTGAAATTGTCTATTAACAGTTTCTTTAACCCAGGGTTTTATGTCATAATCTACTGATTTAAATAGTTCATGAACATAACCTGTAAATTTTACTGTTGGCTGGGATAAAACCCAATCAGAGTATTTATTTGCAAGTTTATGATTTTCTAGGAATTTAGAATTAACTAATAAAGACAAAGCTCTTCCTGCAATAGTATTGAAGTTAATTTCATCATAAAGCTGTTTAGAAATGAGTTGTTGCCATTGATGAGCAGTTCCATGACTTTTTAGTTCTCTATACTTTTTGAAAGAGATTTCTTTCGGATAATTTGGGAAGAATTTCCGCGCAAGGTATCTACCTATTAAGGTATCAGCCTGACTTTCGAGAGTTGTACACTTTTTATTGGTCTTAATAGTTGGAAGATATTTTCTAACAAGATCATTAGATAATCCTGCAGAAATTACTTGAGAGAGAAAATTCCAATCTAATTTTCGACCTTTGAAACCGTGATATTGAAGATCGAAAGACATCATTTGTATGACATCTTTCCAAGATCCTGCGGCGATGAAAAGCGGAAGATTTAATTTAAATGTATTTGGATGATGAACTGCTACCCATAACATTCTCATTATACCTTCATGTTTCAAACCCTGTCCTTTTTGTTTACTTAACGTATTGTTATCTAATACTGTTTTACGAGTAACAAGACGAACGTATAACAAAAGTTTCATAGTTAAAAGAGGATCAACCGACCACAGCGTGTACATATCTTGTGCAACTTCTTGATAACTACGTGGTTTTTTATAGCGAGAAATCGCAGCAAAGTCATCTACAAACAGATCACCAGTTGTCGAGTACTTTTTTCCACCTTCTGAAGATGTTGTTTCAGAAGATACTTCTAATCCTGTTTTTACAAATGTATTATTGCCAAATAGGGATTGTAACTTTTTTTCAAATTTCATATCTTTTTATTTTTTAAAGGTTTAGTTGCGGAGGCAGGATTCGAACCTGCGACCTCTAGGTTATGAGCCTAGTAAGCTACCAACTGCTCCACTCCGCGATAATAGTTCTCCTTGAAGGTAATGCTCCTTCTTCCCAGACTAGTCTGTGCTTCACTTTAAAGCTTAAGGAGGCCTACCCTATTAAATAGAGTAGGAGATAAAGAGTGTAAGGAACTTAATAGCTTAACCTCAAACTATTAAATATTTCCTTACACGTTGCCTAAGCCTGCCAATGTTTTTAGAGTATTGGTCAACTCCCAGCATCTTCATGTTGAAAACCAACAA